TACATTCTAATGTAATTAACATTACAGGCACCGCTAATGGTGCTTTGAATAATGCTTCTGCCGTGCCTTTCCAATCTAATGTCTTTGCTGGTAACACAACAACTGCTATCGCTACCATTGAATCTATAGCTCCTAGTGGTTTCATAGCTGAGAAAAATGCCTTCACACAAAATCCAATAGTGCGTCTATATGAAGTATACTACCCAGGTGAGTGGTTTCCAACAAATGAAGCAGGTAATCCCACACAATTAGGCGAGGGGAGAGCGTGGCCTAATGAGTTTCCGATTCGTTTTGCCGATGTAAGAGGAGATTTAATATCTGATCTGAATTATAATGTCACGCATCAAGGTGATTCTTATATACCTTTTCCTGTAAACATTTCGTCTATCGATCAAAGCTCCGATGGAAAGATAAATGAACTCACTTTAACTATGTTCAATTTAGATAATATTGTATCAAGACTGATTGAAGATCCGTTTCTTGTAGGTAATAATTCTTCTAATGCTTGTCAGGCGATAGTCAATGGTGAACTTGTTCACGGAATAGATCCTAGAACAATTAATGCTAATCCTAGTGATTTTGGATCTGCTGGAGATGAAGGTTTTGATGTGCTAACCAGGGCAAGAGCAAACGGGCTATCTTACAGTGCAGATTTAGTAAGCGCTTATGGCAAGGCGAATGCTTCTTTTAGTAGAAGTGAGACACTTAAAATAGGCGGCACTTGGATAGAAGAAAAAGCTGATACTAGAGATCTATTAGGTGGAGTAGTTACAATTAAAACTACTTTTGCTAACTTCTTAGATGTGTGGCCTGAGTATAGTTCTGCACGTTTTGTCACATCAAATGTAGTTGAAGTGTATAATGCCATGCCTTATCGTGTTGGCGACAACGTTAAATCTACTGGCACTACTGAAGGCACAATTCAGTCTATAGAGGAAAATCGTTTTTTATTCTTAACTAATCCTCTTGATGCGAACACAGCTGTTGGAGATCCTATATTTATAGTAAATCAACAAGCAGATCCAGAATCATATGTAGAAGATACTTTTAAGATTGACCATCTTGAGTCTCTAAATAGTGAAGTAGCTCAATTTGGGTTGATTTCTTGGTTACAATATTTTAGAAATCAAGTTCCGTCACGAAAATATTACAAAAACACTTGTCAGTGGAGATATAAAGGCCCAGAATGTCAATATCCGGGACCAGGAGGGTTATCTATTCCAGGGACGTCTCTTACCTCTAATGCTAATCCGATAGCTGCTAATAACCAAATTGCTGCCTCTGCCGCTGGAGATGTGTGTGGTAAATCTTTGCTTTCTTGTCAGATAAGAAATAATCAAGTTCATTTTGGAGGTTTCCCTGCTACAGGACGAACAATACCAAAACAATAAAGTAAAAGGTTGCATTCTACCTTGGATTCATCTTTTTGGAGGCTTACAAGGAACTTACCATCTTTGTTGTCACTCTGAATTTTCTTCCCCAAATTCGGTTTCTTTAGGTAATTCTAGACAATCATTAAATGACGTATGGAATGGCGATCCTATTAAAAAAGCTCGTTTGTCTTTTCTTCGGGGAGAAGACATACCTGAGTGTGTTGAAACTTGTTACAAATTAGAAAATAGTGGGGGTATAAGTAATAGATTACAAGTTAATAAAAGATTTGCTGATAAAGCGTACTTGCAAGGTAAAACAAAAGAAGATGGATCAGTAGATAATTTTCCTTCTTATCTAGACATTAGATTCGGGAACTTATGTAATTTTAGATGTAGAATGTGTGGTCCTTACGCATCAACAAGTTGGTACAGAGATTCAACTAAAAAATACTCAAAGACAATAGACCATTATACTGATAACGAAAAATTTTGGGTTGAAATAGAAAAATATTTACCTTTTATAGAAGATATATACTTTGCTGGTGGTGAACCTTTTGTTCAAGATGGTCATTATAAAATGTTAAACCTATTGATAGACAAAGGATTTAGCACTTCTATATCTCTTCAGTATAATACTAATCTTAGTTACTCTAAATTTAAGAACTTCGATTTACTTTCATTATGGGACAAATTTAAGGATGTTTCCTTATGGCCTAGTGTAGAAGGTTGGACTCATAAAGCAGAATATTCTAGAAAAGGACTAGATTGGGGCGAGTTTCAAGCAAATGTTTTAAAATTCAAAAAACACATTAAAACCTGTAGTTCAGTAATTAATATCTACAGTATATCTTCAATGCCAAATTTGATACTTTGGTTTAAAAGTCAAGGTATTGACTATTTCGGGACTGTTTTGACAAATCCTAGTTATCTATCTATTACTTGTCTACCAAAAGAATCAAAGAAAATGATAAACCTTATGTATAAAAAATTTCTCAATGAGTACAAATCTATTCTCACTCCTTATGATATAGAGCAAATTGTTAAATGGTTAAAGTATATGAATAGTGCTGATAACAGTCATCTTTTGAAAGAATTTAAACACGAACAAGTAAGACTTGATTTATTGAGAAATGAATCTTTTGAAAGCGTGTTTCCAGAGTTTGCTGAATGGTACAACAATATTTAGGTTTAAAACACTCATACGGTGAAATAGACTGTATAGAATTGATTAGATCATTCTACTTAAACGAGCTTGGTCTTAAATTTAATCTTCCAACTTATCCTAAATCTAGAGAGTGGATGAAACATTTTTCTACTACAAGTGTAGACGGATGGGCATCTACGTGTGCGACAAAAGTGGAATTGACAGAGGCAAAAAATTATGATGTAATGGTATTTAAATCAGATAAGTCAAATTTGATTATACATTTTGGAATGTTTTTGCAGCCGTCAAGAATGTTACACATCGAAGAAGGGGGATTCTCGTGTGTAGAAACTTTGTCATCATATTGGTTAGACAAACTATACACGATCTACAGACATAATGACGTGGTATAATTCATATACTGGTTTTCCTTATAAACATCTTGGTGATAATCCAGAAACAGGGATTGATTGTTTTAATCTCTGTTGCTACGTGTATGCCAAGGAATTAGGTATTAATCTACCTTATAGTACCATGGATTTCTGGAATATTGTTGATGAAGACTGGTATCAAAAAACTAACTCACAGCTTTTTATTAATGGTTTTAACAATGAATCAAATGGTTGGATCAAAGTTACTGAGCCTAAAAAATATGATATAATTATAATGAGTTTAGGATCATCAAATGTAGCAAATCATTGTGCGTTATATGTTGATAGAAACAGAATACTTCAAACTATGATTAAGCATACTAGCTGGATAGCACCTTACGGAAATTATTACAAACAATATACATTAGGAATTTATAGATGGAAAGATTTGCTGAATTAAAAAGTAAAATGAATGCTCATGCTATGCTGGACTATCCTCGCGAGGCAGTAGGTATAATTACTAAAGATTTTGAATATATACCTTGCAAAAACGTCTCTGATACTCCAAAATTGACTTTTATATTAGATCCAGCAGATCTTATGAAAAACGACGGTAATATATGGGGCATTTTTCATTCTCATCCAGGAGATGAAAACCCCATACCAAGTAAAGAAGATAAAGTAAGTGCCGCTTTCCAAGAATATAAATTTTTGGTAGGATTTAATAACAAATTTTTTATATATTGGCTTGATCAAGATAAAGACGCACTAATCTTTGATAAGTTTGAGGGAAGACACCTTGTTAGCAACAATTAAGATTCATTCTGCATTTAGAGACTATTTTACTGATCTTGAATACAAAGCAGACTTCAATACCTATTTTGATGTAATATCTTATTTGAAGGCTATGCACCCAAAATTTAACCATTACATGAACATGATTGATCACGGACAGAGTGAAGAGACTTTTGCGTTATTAGACTCAGATTACAAAGTCATAACGCAACAAGACCTTTTTATTAGAAAAGTAAAAGAAGATAGTAATCTTTACCTAGTCCCCATGATTGTAGGTGGCGGCGGTAAACGAGGAGGACTTTTTGCTGTAGCTGCTCTTGTTGGTATAGGTATTGCTACTGGTGGGTTTGGTCTAGCTGCTACTTCTACCACCGCTACAGGAGTCGGTTCTGCTACAAGTTTAGTAGGCGGTACAGGAGCCTCAGCTGCTTCTGTGGTAGCTCCTACTACAAGCGGTGCTAGCAGTGGTCTGTTTGCTGGTTTTAACGGTATTGGGGGCTTTGCTAGATCCCTTCTTGGTAATCTAGCTATGAGCTTTATTTCGTCCTTATTTATGAAAAAGCCTAAAAATCAACAAGAAACTGATCAAAATACTCGAGAAGCTGGAATGTTTGGTAACTTAACTAATACAACTCAGTCTGGTACTCCTATTGCTCTCCACTACGGATTAATGAGAGTA